GGGGTAGATTTAGTGCAGGAGAAGCAAGTGTTGTAATAGATCTACCTGATAACCTTGCACCTTTAGTAGCTTTAACAAGAAGAGAAGATTTAGACACTCCAAAGTTTCAAGGAACAAAAACTGATGTTGCTTTTGATGCAACAACTAATTCCCTTAACTTAATTGGTGCAGGGCAATTTGATGATATAGGGGTTTCTATAGGAACTGGGATTGATGATCCAGTTATTGCTTCGCTAGATGATATAGGCGGAATAAAACCTTTAGGTACATACGAATTTGGAGGTGCTCCTGGTACAGCTTTCTTAGATTTAGGTAGTGTATTTAGTCTTGATTTAAAACGTCATTTTTTAACAGAAGCTTTTTTCCCTTCAGATTTATTTGATTCAAGACAAAATGCTTTTCCTCTAGAGGGTGCTGGTAATTTTGATGGAGATACTGCTACAGAAGTTAATGCTGAAATGCTAGTTGCAGTAACTCAGGATAACCCCTCAACTGGATCGCCTACTTACAGTGCGTTCCAAACATTTGCTAACGGAACTTACAAAGGTAGAGGTTTTAAATTTAAAGTAAATTTAACAAGTGACGATCCTGACCAAGATATAAGAGTATTTCAATTAGGTTACACAGCATCGTTCCAAAGAAGAACTGAACAAAGTACAACAACTATTGCATCTGGAGCAGGGGCAAAAGCTATTACATTTGACCATGCCTTCTTTACTGGAACTTCTGCTATAGGCGGAGTAAATTCAAATTTACCTTCAATTGGAATAACTGCACAAAATATGGCAAGTGGCGATTTCTTTGAATTATCTAATATTAGTGGCACAGGATTTACTGTTCATTTTAAAAATTCATCAAATGCTTCGATTGATAGAAATTTCACTTATCAGGCTGTCGGATTTGGTAAGGGATGATAAAATAAAATAAAATATTACCGAAATGGCAAGAGTCAATAGTACAACTAAAGAAACGGGTAATAATTTTAATGTAGCCAATGGAACGGGTGCTCAAGTCCGTGCAGGAATAAATGATATTTTTACAGCCTTAAGAACAATAAATTCTGCTAGTGGAGATCCATCAGGAGATGCAAATGTTGTTCAATTCCAACCACATATAGATTCATCAACTAATTTATTAAAAATTTGTACTTCTGTATCTTCTGGAACTGGTACGTTTACAACTATTGGAAATATTACACAGGCCAATTTAGGACTAGCACCAGTTGCAGGGGCAACTTTTACAGGAGATGTTATTCATAACTACACAACAGCTTTACAAATACCTGTTGGAACGACAGCACAAAGACCTGGTTCGCCTTCAACAGGAGATTTTAGATTCAATAGTACGACCTCTTCTGCTGAAATATATAACGGATCGGCTTTTACTGCTGTAGGGGGCGGTGCTGGAGCTACGGGGGGAGGTAATGATGAAGTATTTTTTGAGTCAGACCAAAATGTAACGACCAATTACACATTAACTTCAAACAAACACGCACACACAGTTAGCCCTACAATTAACTCAGGTGTAACTGTAACTGTGCCATCTGGTGCAATCCTTGTTATTCTTTAATTATGGCATTAAACATTAACGGCACTACTGGTATTTCGGGAGTTGATGGATCAGTTTCCGCACCAGCATTAACAGGAACGGATAGTAATACTGGTATAACTTTCCCTGCTGCTGACACTATTAAGTTTTCAACTGGTGGTGTTGAAAGAATGGCTATCACAAATAGCGGTATAACTGGAATATCTGGAGGAAAAATAGGTCAGGTTTTATCAACAGCGAAAACTGATACCTTTAGTCGTAACAGCAGTTCCTTTGGAGATATTACTGGAATAAGTGTAGATATTACCCCTGCTGCAACTACAAGCAAAGTTCTTGTTTTAGTTGATTTGAAAGTAGGTTGTGAACATGGAGATGGAGATTTTCATTTTAGACTTGTAAGAGGCAGCACTGTAATTTATGCACGTACTACTGTTGATAATAGAAAAAATGGATTTGCTGGATTATCTAAATTTGCTCTTGATAATGCAAATGGTGAGGCCACAATGAAAGTAGTAAATGCTATTTTTCTGGATTCACCAAGCACAACTTCTGCAACTACTTATAAAGTACAAGTAGCAAATGTAAGTGGTCGTTTGGTTTATATAAATAGACAAGGTTTAGATAGTAACGCAGTTAATATTCCAAGAGGAGCATCTTCAATAACTGTTATGGAGGTATTAGCATAATGGCAGCTTTAGATCACGATGCAATAAGAAAAGCATATCCATTAATTGCAACTTTAGATGATTCATTTGTTAATTATGGACTAGACAAAGATGATAATAAAATATCTATAGAACAATCTAAAGTAGATGCAGCACGAACCACGCTAGATACTGAAGCTGCTGCTGTTAAGTATAAAACCGATAGAACAACTGATGGTTCTACAATTTATGCTTCATTTGGAGATCAACTTGATATGTTGTACAAGGATATTCTCGCTGGTAAACTAGATACAACTGGAACGTGGGCAACTCACATCAAAGCTGTAAAAGACGCTAATCCAAAACCATGAGCAAAATTAAACTAAACGCAGCATCAGGTGGTGGGTCAGTAAGCGTAGAAGCACCAACCTCTACTACAGGAAACGCAAATGTCGAGTTAAAACTACCAATAGCTGATGGTTCTAATGGTCAAGCCTTAACTACAAATGGTAGTGGTCAACTCGCCTTTTCTAGTGTCTCTGGTACGACAATAAACAATAACGCAAATAATAGAATAATTACTGGTTCTGGCACTGCTAACACACTAGAAGCAGAATCTAATCTTGAGTTTGATGGTACAAGTTTAGATGTCTTACAAGGCAACTCAGCAATAACACTAAAAGCAGATAGTGAAACACCAAAAATTTTATTTAAAGCTAATAATGTCACTAACGCTGCAAAAATACATATATCCGAGTCAGGCGGTGGTGGAGTATATAAAATTTTTACAAAACCTACAAGTGGCCCGTTTGTAGAAAGAATAGCTATAGGCACAGATGGGCGTGTTCAACACGATTCAGTTGATAATACCGCTTTCCAATTATCTGTTGCTGGTGCAGTAAGACTTCAAATAGATCATACTGGTGGTGGTAATATACAAATATCTAATCCGTCATCAGGAAACGTAACTTATAGTACCTCTTCTGACTATAGATTAAAAGAAAACGCAACTACTATAAATAATGCACTTACTACTGTTAAAGGATTAAAACCTTATCAATTTACTTGGAAACATGATTCAAAAATAGGGCAAGGATTTTTTGCACATGAGGTAATAGAAACAACACCAAATTCACAAGCTGCTTTAGGTACTAAAGATGCTGTTGATTCAGAAAATAACCCAATATATCAACAAGTAGATTATTCAAAACTTGTACCTTTACTTACGGCTGCATTGCAAGAAGCTACTGCTAAAATTGAAGTATTAGAAACTAAAGTAGCAGCATTGGAGGCAGCATAGTGAGTGAGATAAAGGTAAATTCGATAAAAGGGGTAGCAGCAAGTTCGGCTGCTATTACTGTCAACAATACTGATGGAACGTGTACCGCTAATATTACTAATAACTTAAGTAATAGAAATTTAATAATCAACGGAGCTATGCAAGTGGCTCAACGTGGTACGTCATCAACATCTTCTGGCTACCAAACTGTTGATAGATTTCAAATGCAAGTCAGCGGTGCAGATGAAGCACCAACACAAGCACAAGTTGATGTTGCTAGTGGAACGACACCTTACACATTAGGATTCAGAAAAGCATTAAGAATAACTAACGGAAACCAAACAAGCGGTGCAGGAACTAGTGATCGGGTAAGAATAGAATATAAAATTGAAGCACAAGATGTTGCAAATAGTGGTTGGAATTATACTTCTTCATCAAGTTTCATAACCTTATCTTTTTGGTGTAAATCTAGTGTTGCACAAAATTTTTATGGAAGATTATATAGCTATGATGGTACAGCTCAGGCTTTTATTTTTGAAACAGGCTCTTTAAGTGCTGATACTTGGACAAAAGTAACTGTACCAATTTCGGGAAATTCTAATTTAACTTTTGATAATAATAATTCTGAAGGTTTATATATAGCTTTTGGACAATTTGTAGGAACTGATTATACAACTGCAAGTCCAACTTTAAATGCTTGGGCAGCTTATGATGGGAATGCTAGATATAAAGATTTCACTTCAACATGGTATACAACAAATGATGCAACATTTGAGCTTACAGGAGTTCAATTAGAGGTAGGTAGCGTAGCAACAGATTTTGAACACAGGTCATTTGCACAGGAGCTTGCTTTATGTCAAAGATATTTTCTTATGGTGGCAGATGGTTCTGTAGATTCAGATGATACTGTTGCTGCTATGTTTATTTACACAGCATCAAATGCAAGAGCCATAATTCATTTTCCAGTAACAATGCGTACAATTCCCGATATTTACTCAGTTGGAGGAACAGATTATTTTAGGGTATTTATGGCTGGTGGGACAAATTTGTACCCAGATGCGATAGGAGGTGGAAATGAAAGACTTCTACAGGCGGAATTAAGTTTTAGTGATGGTTTAAGTGGAATGACACCCGGCCAGATAGCTTTGTTGAGACTTGATAATGCCGCTGCTAGAATAGGTTATAGTGCAGAACTTTAATTATGGCTAAATATAAATTAACTAAAAATATCGACACAGGAGTTGTTGATAAAGTAAAACTTACTGAGGATGGCAAAACGTATTTTATAAATTTCAATCCAGAAAGTAGTTTATATAAACAATATCTTGATTGGAAGGCAGAGGGAAATGAACCCGACCCTGCTGATTAATTAACCTTTTCGTGCATTTGCCTT